TTTTCGTCTATATTGCGCCCGACGCCTACAGTAATCATATTCTCTGAGCATTTGTACGCATGACTACGCACACCTTCGTGACGCTTCAACATTCCTATTAGCTCAATACCCATTACTTCTCCCTGCTAACTCCTTTAACCTTCTCCACGGTTCTCATCGCTCCAATCCCAAGCATTCCCATCATAACGGGGACGAGCAGCGTAGTGTCTATTTCTGGCACCTCTACCCAGATGCCAAGTATGTTTGAAAGAATCGTATTGTATAAAAGACCCAGCGCACACACCCAACCAATACAGGGTCTCCACCCGGCAACGAATAACGACTTATGTGCAGCCTCTACCTTGTTGATTTCTAACTGGCCCTTGAGTGCTTCCTGAGCGTGACGCTCTGCAAGGGTGCTCAACTCAAAGGCGATACGATTCTTCTCGTCTTTGTCTTCAATAACCTTGTCGAGCAAAGAGGTAGCTGGGCCTATAAGTGAACTAAGTATACTCATCGTCCTCGTGCCATATATGCCGTAGCTCCAAAGTATAAACCCACAATACTGGCTTGGCTAAGAAACAACATATCACTTAAAGAAGCCAAAGTGGACAAACGAGCCTCTGGGACAAAAGGCATGAGTGGTAAAAGAGCGTAAACCACCATACTAGAAAGACTAACCCAAGCCATTCTTCGTTGACTATCTGCTTTCTCTTCACGCAATTCGATCTCAACAAGTTCTTGATTTCTTGCAAGTTCTTCATCGCTCACGACCCCATCTCCGTCTAGGTCATATTGAGCATACCTTGATTTTGGCTCTAGTTTCTTAGGACTCATTCATCATCTCTTTTCTTAGGATCACGAAACAGTATTTTATTGCCAGCATCTGCTGTGGGTATTTCACGAACCGCACAATAGGTCGCGAAGTATCGGTTGTTGCTTAAAAGCTGATTGATCCTACCAACTGATTGCGCGTTGAGCGCGTTGCTGTACTCAAGGCAAGACGTAAGCTCTTGAAAATAAAACTCTTGCCCCGTAGGTTGCCCACGCTCAAGGATAATCAAAACAAAGATCATCATAGTCATACTTCAAGATCCAAAAAATCTTGTCGTGAAACTTTTAATGTAGAGGTATGTATTTCGCCACTACGGTACTCGTATACAAACTCACTGTAACGAGTTATAGCAGAGATTTCTTTTGTGGAATTGCGAGATATTTGGTCGATGCGATAAGAGTTACGCAACTGGTCGATGCCGTGATAAGGAACATTTACGCTGTTTGGAAACGGTGGTATCTCCATCACAGCCTGCGCTTCTTCTTGACTGCTTGAGTTCTTACGGCTTGAGGTTTAACAAGATCCCAAGACATTAGCTCTACATCAAGCTGGTGTGCGGTTCCGAGAACGCGAGACATCGTGTTCTGTACGTAGATCATTCCGCCGTATTCGCACTGACGGTGGTTATACCGCATCCACTCCATAGCGATGCAGTGTCGATACTGTGGCGGATTGACTAGTTCCAACATCCGCCATTCTCTTAGATCGCAGTATAGGTTTGGATTAACAGGGTCATACTTTAGTTCTGGTTCTTCAGCATTATCTCTATCAGCTGCTGGAGCTTCGCGTCGGACGCTTTCGCTGTCTCGCTCTGTTCCGCCAATGAGTCTACGATAGCCTCTATTTTTGTCGCATTGACTGCTGCGAGTTTTCCCGTAGCTTGGGCCTCAGCAACTGTTTTCTCCACTACTGCTTCGATACGATCTACTTCTTCTTGTGTTGCTTGTGCTTGTGCCTGACTAGCACCCCACACAACAGCACCTGAGAGAATCGCTAAAAACGCTGGTAGCGCCCATGTCGGGACGCGGATTCCTTCATCTGACATATTAACCTCCTAAAAATTGTGGCACCAAGATGCTCACTACAATTAAACCAATGATCCACCAAAGCCTGTTGCCGAAGCGATCAATTTTTTCATCCAACCTGTCAAAGCGCTTAGAACCATCTTTCAGGCGTTCTTCTATACGCTCGTACCTCAATGCACACTCTCGTTCATGTGTATTGATTTCTTGTAACGCCTTATCGCCTTTATCCAAGCCCCATTCCTCTGCCATCGCTAGATAGCACATAGTTACTCTTTGGCTTTACCAACATTCAATGCCAGAGCTTCAATCACTGGATACACATATTTTGCTAGGAATGCGTCATCCTTTGGAGTGGGCGTGGCGGCGCACACAGCGGATGCAACGACTGACAAAGTGGTCAGAGTAGTTACGATTTCAAGCAAACTCATTAGTGTTCCTTGAAGCCTTCGGGCAGACCTTGTGCAGTCTCAGGCTCTTCAACAGGCTGAACACTTTCGGCAATGCTTTGGGTATAGGCTTGCAGTAACACGTTACGCTCTGCGATCTGCTGTTGCAGCGCAGCGATTTCACGACGGATCTCTGCGACCCTAGCAATATGAGCCTGCGTTTCAACCTTCAGATCACCGAAGTTATATTCTTCGTCGTTGATTACGATTGTCTGTACTTCGCTCATTACCAAGGCACTCCTGTAGCTTGGGTTGCTTTACGATCAATCTGCGCTTGAACCTTTGCGGTACGCTCTGCTTCAATGCGAGCTTTGTACTCAGCAGCGGTTTCACCCTCGGGGCCACCAGTGCTCGGGCCTTTGTTTTGATCGTAGATCCAGCCCAGCACATCGCTTTCTTTCAGCGAATCGTAAGCAATGAACCCACTTGCAGACGCATCATAAGTAAAACGAGCTTTGCCGCCTTCTTGTGCAATTTCGCCACCTTCGCCATCGCTTTGAGCGACTAAGTTCCAGACTGCTTGAATAACGCCGCCATCAGCGTCTATACGGGTCAGATTTCCAACCGACCAAGTTGTGTTTATAGCCATTTGCTATTCTCCTTTTAATGCTGCCACTTCAGATTCTAAGTGTTCTATTTTTTCCATCGCTTCTTGCAAGGCTTTTGTAAGGATAGGCGTGAGCTTCCCATAATCAACAGACCAAGGATCTACTTCTACGTCTTCTCCACCAACCTTTACTGGCTGCGCCCATTTGTCATGTAATTCTTGTGCGATAAAACCTGTTTCTTGTTTGCCAGACTTTTTCCACTCGTAATCTCTGACCTGCAAAGACTTGACTAGATCCCACTTAGAATCAGTGTCTTGGATGCTCTGCTTGAGACGTTCATCTGAGGATGTGTTGTAAGTAACCGTTCCATCACCTGTACCAGAAATAGAACCCTGAGTGCCTCCAGAGTCAGTAAACTTGACATACATCGCGGAACTGAAGGTGTTGTCGCCAGAAAACAGACACTCTAATATCGTAGAGTTTCCTTCTACTGATCCATCTGCATCAGAAATCATCATTACTGGCGTTACTGCATCTGATGACCCGCCAGCAACGTGCATCGCGTTACAGGTACTTGAAACAGCAGTAAAAGTATTGGTTCCAACCCCTACTCTGTTATTCTGTCCGTCAACAACCAGCATAGTAGAGTTGCCGTCAGACTCAACGCGGAAGTCTATGTCATTGTGGTTCTCGTTAAAAACAGCCTCAGAACTGCCAAGGTTCAAATTCTCGGTTTTGCCACTAGAGCCGTTATCGCCAACGTGTCCGAACTGCAACACGCCCGTATTGTTCGCGATGTAATTACATTTGTCTGAGTTATTAGCGTCTTGTAGAACGATAAAAGGCCCGTTTGACGATATTGTTAATCCGGGCGTGGCGTTCCCATCTAAAGAAATAGGCGAATCTGTTCCAAGCCCAAGATTCCCTATGCCAGTCAATCGCATTCTTTCACTTGCAGCAGTAGTTCCGCTATTAGTGTAAAAACGAATTGCACCGGGAGTATCGTTAGTGCCAATGCCTGACTCAACCACCGCATCAATGGCAGCAATACCATGATCTATGTCAGTGCCATCAGCAGCGTTCCATGTGATTGCACCCACGGCATCGCCAGCTTGAGCAGCGGTGTGTCCAGTAAGATTGCCTGACCTCGTTTTGCTAAACATAAGCAAAGAAGCAAGAGCGTCATTTGAGTTACAGCACAAAGATATTGAAGAGTCCATGCGAGTCAGTGAGTTCGCTTGGAATTTAGGCTCTACGGATGATGGGCTTCGGGTATTAGCACCCATGCCGCCAAAAGAAACTACTCCATCACCGCCGTTAACAAAAAACGCTTTGTTATCACCATCAGACTCAACGCGGAAGTCTAGGTCTTTGCTGTTATCGTTGAATACAGTTTCTCCAGAGTCAAAAAGCGCTCTGGAAGTGCCTTCTGTGCCAGCAACAACAGTTGCAATCTCTATCCGACCATCTTCTGTACCCGCCGAAACATCTACGGCTCTAGTTTCTATTTGCGCATAGTTGTGCATGACCAGATCAGCGTTATCGTTTCTGAAACGAATCACGCCCATAACGTCACCATCTGAAGGTACGTTACCAGCGTCTCTAGTTAAATCTAAAATTGGGCCTTCACTACCGTCCGTGTCAGTACAAGCAAGAACGAGGTTTACACCGTTGTCTGAGGTTTTGACGTTAAGAACGCCGCCGTGATCTGTAGCAGTTCCAATGTTTATATGGTCGCTATCAGCATCAACAAGCAACATATTAGCGTTGTTGTTTGACTCAACGCGGAAGTCTGTGTTTTGGGAAGATTCGTTAACAACTACCTCGCCAGTAGCGACTCTGAATCTTTCTTCATCACCAGCCACGATTCGGAAAGTATCAGCGGCGTTGAACTGCAAGAAAGTATCTGTATCCCCAGTGTGAATAATTTTTTCGGGGATCGTAAGTTGCCCTGCAAATGTAGCATCTTGATTTCGGTCGAGTGTTAGGGCCGCAGTCGGACTATTAGAGCCATCTGCCGTAGTAGAAAAAACCAAGCTGCCCGGCATATCATTAGCGCCCGGAGTGCCGTCTACGAGTGCTCTGATGGAAGCGCCAAAGTTTGCAAGGTCAGTGCCGTCTGACCCTAAAAAGTTAATAGCCCCCATGATGTCGCCATCCTGTAGGACAGTCTGTGTGCCTATCGTACCGCTTCGGCTATGGCCTAAAGAAAGGGCTGCACCGTCTGACCCATTTCGGAAAGTAGTAGCAGAAATTAAGCTAAAGTTTGTATCGTAAACCTGTAGTTCATGGGCCTCACCAGCCGACGCAATACTGCCCGTATGTCCCACAACAACAGCATCGTTACCTGCATCCACCAATAGCATACTAGCGTTGTTGTTACTCTCTACGCGAAAGTCTAAATCTATGGATTCATTGTTGATACTTGTTTCAGTAGCCCTCATATCAATACGACTTTGAGAAGTGCCAGCGGTCATCACGTTTATCGCGGCTCTTCCGTCCTCTTCCCCGTCAGTCGCATCAAGTATTTGAGCTAAAAATTCCGCGTATTCCACATCATGCGGACTGTCGTTTCTGCCTCTAAACTTTATTCTGCCTAACTGAT